AGATTAGGATAGGAGGATAAATGGCCTTCGTCGTAAATGATAGAGTCAAAGAGACAAGCACAAGCACTGGCACCGGCACTATTGATCTTGCTGGAGCAGCAACAGGTTTTGAAACGTTTGTAGCTGGTATTGGTACTTCAAACACTACTTACTATTGTATTCAAGAACAAGGTGGTACTCATTTTGAGGTGGGTATTGGAACAGTTACTGATGCAACACCTGACACACTTTCTAGAACTACAGTCTTATCAAGTTCTAACTCAGACAACTTAGTTGATTTTTCAGCAGGTACGAAAGATGTATTTTGTACACTACCTGCATCTAAAGCTGTGCTCGAAGACGCAAGTAACAATGTAGCTATTGGTAACAATATCACTCTTGGTGGTACAGTTGATGGAAGAGATTTACAAACTGATGGAACTAAACTTGATGGCATAGAAGCATCAGCGGATGTAACAGATGCAGGAAATGTAGGAACATCTCTAACAGCTTTTCCAACAGGAACGGATGCAGCAGCTAATGATTTGGTACCTTACTATGATGTAACTGCATCAGCTTGGGAAAAATCAACAGTCACTAATTTAGCATTACAAGGCCCAGCAGGACCTACAGGTCCAACGGGACCAACAGGACCAAGCGGACCTACGGGAGGAGATGGACCAACGGGACCAACAGGACCAAGCGGCGGAACTGGACCAACGGGACCAACAGGACCAGGAGGCGCAGCAGCAGGTTTTGGAACTCCAACAATTTCTACAGGTTCACCTATTGCAGTAACTGCATCTGGACCTGACACAGCAAAAGTATTCGCCTTTACTATTCCAGCCGGACCAACAGGTCCGACTGGACCAACAGGACCGGGCGGCTCAACAGGACCGACTGGACCAGCTGGTGGAACAGGACCGGATGGACCTCCAGGTCCAAGTGGAGGAACAGGTCCGACTGGACCAACAGGACCAACGGGACCAACAGGACCGACTGGACCAGCTGGTGGTTTCTCAACAGGATCAAACGCACAAGTAAATAGTTTAGGTGTAAATACAGCAGCATCAGGAACCGCTGGTGAAATCCGAGCGACAAATAATATTACAGCTTACTATAGTGACTCGCGTCTAAAAGATTTTGAAGGTCCAATTAATTCTGCTTTAGAAAAAGTAAAAACTTTAACAGGTTATTATTTTAAAGAAAATGAAAGAGCAAAAAACTTTGGGTTTAGTAATGATCGTCGACAAGTCGGTGTTAATGCACAAGAAGTAGAAAAGGTACTTCCTGAAGTAGTTACTGAAGCACCCTTTAATAAAGACTACAGAACAGTTTGGTATGAAAAACTTGTCCCTCTATTGATCGAAGCAATCAAAGAACTAGACGACAAGAAGAAGGATAAATAATGTTTTTCGGATCGGTTCCATTTGGTGCCACAGCTTTTGCTGATTCAGGCCTTGAATCGACTAATGTTACAGTTGCTGTAACAGGCCAAAGTCTTACTCTTACTTTAGATAATGATTATGTCGTACAAAAAATACATCATGTAAACGGCACCAGTTTAACCACTACATTAAATTCTGTAATACCAGAAGCTAGAGTACATGAAACTGGAGTACAAGCAGACTTTGTTACAGGTACTCCAACTGTAGCAGGTAATGCTACAGTTGTTATCTCAGGATCAGGAACAGGTTCAACCGTAACTTTAGGATCTGTAGCTGGAGCTGTTGTACCTATTATCACAGGGTTTTCTTTATCAGCAAATACTTCAGGGGTGCAATCAGTCACTGGAACATCTTCACTTATTTTAAATGGAAACAACTTAACAACATCTACTAATACTGTTGGTGTTGGATATGCTCTTGAAGTTACAGGCAACTCATTAACCTCTACAGTAAATTCTGTTCAACTTGATCTGAAGGTTAGTGTTACTGGACAAGTTTTAAGCTCTTCTGTTAACTCTGTTCAACCTCAGTTACTACCAAATATCACAGGAAATTCTCTTACTTCATCAGTAAATTCTGTTGCTTTAGAGCTATCACCAGTGGCAGCTGTATCAGGTAATGCGTTAACATCAGCTGTAAACAATCTTTCTGTGTTTACTTTTAGTGACACAGATGATACAACTACAGCTACAATTGGAACTACAACAAGCACTGCAGGAGCAGGTGGCGCCTCATGGAGTGAGGTTAGCACTGCAGGAGCAGGTAAAATAGAGGGAGAAGCAGCTTAATGGCATCATCGTATTCACCAATATTGAGAACAGAATTAATAGGTAGTGGAGAACAATCAAACTCATGGGGAGACACTACAAATAATAACTTTAGTAGAGTTTTTGACGAAGCTATTAGCGGAGTTTATTCAAAAAATTTATCAGCAACAGGAGCTAGTTATACTTTAGCTATAGCTGATGGTCCGGTGGTAGCGGCTAGCAATGAAGTTAGACAAGCAGCCATAAGATTTCACGGTCACACTACTGCAAGAACAGTTGTTCAACCTCAGAACTCAGCATCAACTGCTGCTTATCAAAAAATTTATATTATCATAAATGATGGAACTGCATCAGGAAGTGTTACTTTACAAATAAACGGAGGTAACAGTTCAGACACTATACCCGCAGGAGGAAGAGCTGTATTAGCAACAGACGGAACCAACTGGTATACAATTATTGGTCCAAACAGTGGAGGAGGTGCAAGCACAGTAACATCTGTCTCAGCAGCTACTTTTACTGCTATAGCAGGTCAAAGACTTTTACTTGATACAACTAGTAATACGATCACAGTAACTTTACCAGCTCCAGGTGCTTCTACTGTTGGCGATCAAATAGGTTTTTTAGATACAACGGATAAGTTTGGTACAAATGCTTTAACAATAAATCCAAATGGAGGTAAGGTTTTTGGTGACACAGCTAATGGAACAGTTAGCACTAACGGTGCTGGGTTTACATTAATATTTACAGGTACACCAGGTTGGAAATTATTGGACAAATAAAATGGCAACATACGAAACCAATAGATATGGAACAATACCAGTAGCGGCCACACAGATTGCTGACGGTTCTGTAACAAACTCTGAATATCAATTTATAAATACACTTTCGTCTAACGCACAAACTCAACTAGATTCTAAACTAGCATCGGCTGGAGCATTTACAGTTGCTACAGGAATGATTTTACCTTTTTCTGCAGCAGCAGCAAGTATACCAACAGGGTATTTAAATTGTGACGGTTCAGCTGTCTCACGTTCAACATATAGTGCTTTGTTTGCACTTATTGCAACTACGTATGGAGCTGGAAATGGGTCTAGTACTTTTAATGTACCTAATCTAGCAAGCCGTATGATGATTGGTAAATCAGGAACGTATGCTCTTGGTAGTACTGGAGGAGCTACAACAGATAGCTTTACTCCTGCAGGATCAGTTAGTGGTTCTACAGGATCTCATTCATTAACAGAAGCAGAGCTTCCTTCACACTTTCACTTTATTGCTAACAAAGATAATGGATTTCCAAATGAATTACACACCAATGTAAATAGTACTATGACAACTAAATCTAATGGTGGAGCAGGAAACAACGACTATATTTTGTATTCAACTGCAAATAACACAAGTAACTTAGCAGGTAAATCAAGTGCAGTTGGTAGTGGTTCAGGACACAGTCATAGTTTAAGTGCTAGCTTTAGTGGTAATGCAGGAACAGTTGATATTTTGAATCCTTATATTTCTATTAACTTTATAATAAAGACATAATATGGCCACATACGAATCAAAAAAATACGGAGCAATACCAGTAGCAGCAACACAAATTGCTGACGGTACTGTTAGTAATTCAGAGTTTCAGTTTATAAACACTCTAGCTTCTAATGCACAAACTCAGATAACTGCTAGACTACCACTTGCTGGTGGAACGATGACCGGGGATTTAAATTTAGGTGATAACGTAGATATTAATTTTGGTGATAGTACAGATTTAAAAATATTTCATAACGGTAGTGACAGTATTATACAGGACGCTGGTACAGGAGATTTAGTTGTAGCTGGTGATAATGTACAAATAGTAAACTCGGCACAATCTAAAAACGCAGCCGTATTTACATCTGATGGATCAGCAGCACTATATCATAATAATTCAAAAAAATTAGAAACGGCTAGTACGGGGGTGACAATTACCGGAGCCCTTGGTGGTTGGTATACTCTTTCAACAAACGATCCTTCGGGTGGAAACGACGGAGACTTTTGGTTTAAGTATAGTTAAGCCATGGGTATTAATGTTAAAGATTCAGGAAACTGGCGTGCAGTCCAAGAAATGCATATTAAAGATAGTGGCACTTGGAGAAAAATTAATGAAGCTTATGTAAAAGATGGTGGTGTCTGGAGAAAAGTTTTTCCAGAATTTAACTATCAGATGACTATGAAAGTTCATGGTGTTTATACAGACTACGCTAATCCTTCTGGAACTTCTGCAATGAAAATTAAATATGGCTTTGCAGAGTTTGATCCTAATTTACAAGTTCCTTTTGGTAAAATAGATAATGTAGAATCTGCTGTAGATGGAACTAACTCTTATAAAATTCACACATGTACAGTTGGACCTGGTAACAACTACACGAATACTGGAACACCCGGCACTACAGGATCACCTGGCCAAGCAAATGAGATGAGATATTACGGAGGTATGCCTACTAATCAAAGCTCAGACAGTTCTAATAACAATAGACCAAATGCTAACTTTGGAAGTATATCGGATGTCAATACTAGTTTTAGTTGTAATGGTTTTAGTCTAGATAACATAACTACAGGTGCAATGTCTTATCAAACTCGTGGAGTTTTTTCAGTAAAAGGCTTTGCGCACAATACTCCTGTTACAACTTCATTTTTTAGATTTGCACCAGCACTTAGTGGAGGTCATTGTTTTGCACTTCATTTCACAGCTTCTGCAAGTTCAGGTCTTGGTTTTGGTGCTCCTTACAGTTACGTAAGATTGACTAGAAATTTCAATAACATTAATAGTGTCTATACTGGAAGAAACCATCAAGGTGCAGGTAGTGGCACAACTGCTGGTGGTAAAATAGCTTTTCTAAATAGCTATGGTACTGGGGGATATCTTTTTGGTGAAAGAAGCACGGGTACTCCTTCAGTGGGTAGCAACGTATTTTATTACGATGCTACAAATGGTAATGTTGCTTATCCAATTGGACTTCCTAATGTTAATGCAAGTACAGGTGCTTTTGAGACTAATTCCTTTACATTAGAGTTATATCAATCACCTTTAATAGGTTTTCAAAGTTGGCCAAATGCAAGTCGTAAAGCTGGAGGTCATTCAAGGGTACAAAGGTTTACAAGATTACTTGCATGCATTTGGGAAGACGCAGTAAATGGTGGAGCATCTGATAAACTGACTCTTATTTTTGATGATGAAGGGTGGGAGGTTACTGATTTGTTTAGTAAAATAACTTTATCAAATGGCACAAATACTGTTGAGTATTCAATGGGATCACTAGTAGATTTTAACACAGCTTCGGGAACTAATAATTCTACTTTTTCTGCTAATAGAAGTAGCTTTTTTAGTATAACTGAATATGTTGTTAGCGGTATTCCTTCGGGATCTCAATTATATCAATTGTTTAGTATGAACGATGATGTTACAATAAGCATTACGCAATAGGAGAGACAATGCCCTTAATAAAAGCACAATTTGCCCCAGGTATAGACAAACAGACCACTACGTATGGTGCGAAGGGTCGTTGGATTGATTCTAAGAATGTTCGTTTTCGTACAGGCTTACCTGAAAAAATTGGTGGATGGAACAAAGTTGTTCTCGGTCAGACGATATGTGGAGCAGTAAGAGCAAGCACAGCTTGGGTTTCTTTGACAGGTGTTAGACACTTAGCTTTAGGAACAGACAGAAAATTATATGTATATGTTGAAGGTGCTTTTTATGACATCACACCAATTAGATTAGAGGCAGCGTTGACTGGTCCATTTGCCATGACAAGTGGATCACCGACAGTAACTGTTACACACAATTCACATGGAGCAGCACAAGGTGACTTTGTAACCTTTGATTCTTTTTCTACAGCACAAGGACTAGACATGAATGGAGAGTTTGAAGTTACATCAGTAGTAAGTGGAAACAGTTATACAGTTACACACACAAGCAATGCTAGCGGTACAGCAAGCTCGCAAGGTGGATCGGGGAACGCGAAATATCAAATACCTGTAGGAACAAATAAATCTTCTTTTGGTTTTGGATGGGGCGCTGGATCGTGGAACGCGGGTACCTGGAATACTCCAAGATCAACCAGCTCTATTCAACTTGAAGCAAGTTACTGGTCTTTTGATACGTTTGGAGAAGACTTACTAGCAATCAGAAATGATGATGCTTTATATCGTTGGGACTTGTCTGCTGGACCGGGAACCAGGGCTGCAAAAGTATCACAAGCTCCTGGCACAAATAGAGTGTTATTAGTATCATCACCGGACAGACATATATTTTTAATGGGCACAGAAACAACAATAGGAACATCAGGATCTCAAGATGATTTGTTTTTACGTTTTTCTTCTCAAGAAGATTTTCAAACATGGGCACCAACAGCCGAAAACACAGCAGGATCATTTAGAATTCAAGATGGTTCTAAGATAGTAGCCGCTCAAAGATCTAGGGGTTCTATTCTTGTATGGACAGATACAGCATTACACTCTTTAAATAATATTGGTCCACCTTTTATATTTGGTCTAAACCAAATTGGTGCGAACTGTGGAGCAGTATCTCCTAACTCTGTAGTTGATGTAAATGGTGTTACTTTCTGGATGTCACAAACAGCTTTCTACATGTTTGATGGTGCAATTAAAAAACTAGATTGTACAGTTCAAGATTTTATTTTTGATAATATAAATGACACTGCAACAGGACAGGTAGCAACTGCAGTTAACACAGACTTTAACGAAGTCACTTGGTTTTATGCAGGATCAGGTTCTGACTTTTTAAATAAAAGTGTAACTTATAATTATCTAGAAAACGTTTGGTATACTAACGACGGATTTACAAGAACCTCTTGGGTTGATAGAGGTGTCTATCCTTTACCTTATGCACCTGAGTATGATGCAACAGCTATTCCTACTGCTGGAGCAATAAAAGGAATCACAGCAGGAGCATCAATTTTATATCAACATGAAGATGGAGTTAATGATGATGGTGCCGCGATGGAATGTGAAATTACAAGCGGTGATTTTGATATAGAAGAAGGAGATCAAGTATTTTTATGTTCTCGTGTTATACCTGATTTTAAAGATCAAGTAGGAAATACAGATATAAAGATAGAGTTTGCAAACTATCCAGCTAGCACAAATACAAGATCTTTTACCGGAACAACTTCTTCGACAACTAAGTTTTTCTCAGTGAGAGGTCGAGGTAGACAGGCAAACGTAAAAGTTTCTAGTAATGCTATTAACTCAAACTGGAGGTTTGGAACAGTAAGATTAGACATTAGACCGGATGGAATGAGATAATGGCACGAATTAATGTAACAAGACTACCCTTACCTCAAGATGAGTTTGATAGACAACAACAAGACATACTTATTCGTGAGTTGGAAAATATAATCAACCAACTTAACTTTACGTTTCAACAAGATCTACGTGAAGAACTTACAGCAAGGAGCTGGTTTTTAGCATGAGTGATATTTATAAAAATAGAAGTGTTGCATTAGCAAACACAGCACAGACAACACTCTATACTGTGCCTACAGCAGATGTATCTACAACACCACCCCAGAAACCTGTACAAGCAATAATAAAGTCTATTCGTGTATGTAATGTATCTGGAGGCGCTCAAACAATAACTGTTGTAAATACAGACTCTAGTTTGTCTGCTGATATCAATATAACAAATCTTTTGTCTGTAGATGCAAACTCAGCTACAGAAATACTAACACAACCAATGGTTCTTGAAGATAGTGATATTATAAAAGTGACAGCTAGTGCTGGTGGAGCGTTGCATGTAATTTTATCTGTATTGGAGGTATCATGAGAAAAGTACAAGATTCTAAGATTTTAGGGCATCAGATGATAGAAGGTAAAGAAGTCCCTATCGTGCAACCTGAAGTTTATGAGAGAATATATTGTAAAAATTGTGATAATGAGGTAGATTCACATGAACAGGCGACCGGTGCTTGCACCAACTGCAATGAGTCTTGGGACGTTCACAAGGCTACAGATATACAGGTTAAGGTGGTGGAGCTACCGTTAGGTTCTGGCACTGGAGAATAACAAGACTGACCATCTTGCGGTAATTTATGGATGATCTATTAGACATCATGGGACTATATAAAGATCACTATCCGCTATGGTCCAGCGATAGCTTAAAAGACATCTATTATCATATTTACCCATCACTAATATTAGGCCAATATACCATTAATAAAAATGAAGATGGTATTTACGGTTTTACAAACTGGGCTTTTTTAGATGATGAAACGGAACAAAAACTTTTAGATACCAGATCATTAGGTTTTAATGACTGGAAAACGGGAGACAAGATTTGGATAATAGATTCTATTTATACAAAAGAGCACAACGGAATGAAATTTAACAAAACATTTTTTACACATTTACTTGGTCCTGGAAAAACTGTTAATTGGCTTAGACTAGCTTCTAACGGTTTAATTAAAAAACATTTTACAGTTACCACTAAGGAGTGTTGGTTATAATGGGATCAGTAAAGAAGAAACTAGCAAAAGGTCTTAGGAAAATAACACCGAAAGAGATAGCACCTATTTTACCATTTGTGGCTATGGCTGTTCCAGGTTTGCAAGGTTTAAGTCCTTTGATGAGATACGCCTTACCACAGTTATTGACAGCAGCAGGTTCAGCTAGACAAACAGGAGACATCAATTTACTAAACCAAGCATTAGCACTTGGTGCCAGTTATGCAGCTGGACC